ATAAAATGAAAATAAATAATAATATTAAAGTGAAAAAAAATATAAATATATCCGATCAAAAATATAATCAGAAATATAATCAGAAAAATAATGAGAAAAATAAAGAAAAATTAAAATTAATAAAAAGAAAAAATATATTAAAATTATCAAAAAAAATATATAGAATGAAAATAAATTTAAGTAAATTAAGACATTGGAGAAAAAAAAAAGCAAGTAGATATTATAATAATTTTGAAAATTTTATTACTGATTTTAAAGATATTATAAATTCAGATGTATGCACTCTGCTTAATATAAATAAATTATGTGCATATATTTCTGGATCAAATTTATTTTCAAATATTACTGAAAAAATAATTAATGAAAAAGTAATAATTTGGAAAGAAGAAAATAAAATATTATTAGATGAATTAAAAAAAACTATGAATGATGTAGATTATGAAGATCAATTATATGATATGGAAGAAAAATTTAGATTAGAAACATTAACATATATTGGTGAAATAATATTACAAATATTAAAATTAATTCAAAATAAATTCAAAAAACTTACGGATATAATAATTTATCAATTTTTTACAATATATTATAAATATGATGTAGAAAATATTGTTAAATATTTAGAAGAAATAAATTTTAAAACAAAAAATCAAAAATTAATTAATATATTATATAATCGTATAGATGTTGATATTTATAATTTAATAATTAATCCAAATTTATCAAATATTTTTAATTCTGCATTTATGTTTAATACTGATTTTAAATATATTACAACTTTCATTAATAAACATTCTCTTGAAGATAATAAAGAAGAATATTTTAATATATTAATAGATCTATTATTAAATAACGAATTTTTGTCATCAGATAATACACTTATTAAATATCAAAATATTTTAAATTATATATTATATAATAAAGAATCATTATCATCTTATCAAAAAATAAAATTATATGGATTTTCATCTATAGTGATATTTTGTGAAGAATATTATAACAGATATAATTTTAATAATGTTTCATTAATAGATTTCTTAAAAAAAATTATTAATAATATTAAAAATATATATAATAATTTTGATTTAAGTCTAACAGAAAAAATAGATATTAATATAATATTTCAAGTTGATGATATTATTAATACTAAATTATTAAATATTTTATGTATTGATGCATCTAAAAATATTGTAGATACAAATCATTATAATATATTTAGTATGGATATAGATGGTATTCAGCTTAAAAATTTTATAAGAGAATTTAGATTGTGTTTTATAGATATTATAAAAAATAATATTAAAAAAAATAATAATATAGAAAAATTTTATAATTTAAATATTTTTAAATATGATAACTTTATATTATCATATGATGAAAAAACTGAATTATTTGATAAATCATATATTGGTAAAGTAACCAATAAAGATATAGAGATATTTATTTTACATAATAATCAAATAGCTAATCATATAATAAAAAATCACATACCAACTGAAAATATGGCAAAAATTGCATTCAATTGTGGTAATATTAATTTTATTGAATATCTAATCAATAAAAAATATATTATTACAACTAAACATCTAACGTTTATTCTATTTAATGATAAAGAATTATTACAAAATATTTTTAATATTATTAATCATTATAATTTGATTAATTATTTTGATAATTTTGATTGGTATTATCATTTATCATATATATATCCATATGTTAATTTTCCAGAATTAATATTTAATGAAAATAAAATCGAGTATAGAAATAAATTAAACGAAAAAATTTTAGAATTAAATATAAATAATTTGGTAAAAAAAATTAATGAGATGTCATATAATGATTTTATAAAATATATTAGGTTTTCATCTGATAAAATTAAACTTGATATTAAAGATATTATAAAAATTGATGATTATAATAAGAGATGGTTTTTAACCAACTAACTTAAAATATTCCAATACATTATTAATAATTAGATCCGCTTGGTTTTTTCTAACTTCTATAGGTTGTACATTATTTTGTCCAGTTATTTCAATTAATACATAATTTTTACGATTAATATTTGCATAATATCTCAATGATCCTTTTATATCATTTATTTGTGAATATTTATTCACATTATCAATAGATCTATTATCATTAACAAATATTTTAAATTTTTTATAATCTTCTGTAATAATTTTGTTTATATTTTCATATAAAATATCACTGATCTCATTTGATATTGGTGTTTCTGTTGGTGTTATAGTAGATCCCATACTTCTTTTTGTTTTACGATGAAATCCCCATCCTTCATGAAAATCCAATATAAAATCGGCATCTTTTATTAATTCGATTATCTTATTATTTATTGGGCATCCGGTATTTTCATTTTTTTCTAAATTATTATTTTTTTCTAAATTATTATTTGTTTCTAAATTTTTAGGATATTTTCTATTTATATCACCAATTCCTGGAATCATTCTTATATTTAAACGAAGAGCACAATAATTTACGGATGGTATTAATATTAATTTTCCTCTTTTTAATGTTATAGTTTTATCATTTAATTTTTGTATTAAATTTTTTATGATAATAGATCCAATTGGTTCATTACCATGAGTTCCTCCAATTATTGCAACTGTAGGACCATCATCTTTACCGGAATAAATAAAATATTCTAATGAATCATTTGAATCACAAATTTTGTATATCATATATGTCATTATTATTAATATAAATATTACAGATATCAATAATATATGTTTTATATCTTGTTGTATCATATATATTTATACAATAAATAAAAATAATAAAAATAATAAAAATAATAAAAATAATAAAAGAATAAATATATTTTTAGAATTTGTCCAATTTATTTAGAAAATAAATACTAACGCTATTCCTTAATTATATAACACAAAGTTTTAAACTATTGATATATTATTTTAATAGATAAAAGATAAAGGATAAAGGATTAAATCAATGATATATTTTAAGAAAATAGACAGAAACCATATAATTAGTACTTATATCAAACATCTTATTGATTTTATATTTATGTTGTAAATTAATTAAATCTCTGATAAAACTCTTTCTATTACAACTAATTATAATAATTTCATCTAAATTTAATTTAATTAATTCTTTACATAAATTTTGTCCTAATCCGTGTTTTGATGTATTTGCAATTAAAATATAATCATTTGAAACATATTTTAATTTATCTTTATCATAATTTATAAGATGTATATTATCATGATCTGATACAAAATTTAATTTAGCATCATCATAAATTGATATGTAGTCTGTATACATTACTTTTTTGACTGATTTCAATAATTTTGCCATAAATACCATTTCTCCTCCTAGAAAATATATATTTGTTGATATAATTTCTCTTTGTAATATGTTATATACATGATATTTTATTGAATCATCAGATTGTCTAAAAGATAATGGATTATAAGATATTTTTTCAGAATTGATATATTCGATCATAAAGTCTTGTTTTAATATTTTTGTATTTATTGCCAAATATTTCAATGTATCATCGCTTAATAATATTTCTATATTTTTACAATCATAATCACAATCATAATCACCATTATAATTTAAATACCACGAATATTCTGTAGTTTTTATCTCACAAATATTATTGAATACAAAACCAAGATTTTTTAAAAAATTGATTTTTTCTTTTATCTGTTTATTCGCTATAGTATTATCACATTCAATGGTAGACAAATCATCAAAACACAATGAGTTCCGTTTTGGATCAAGAAAATATTGTGTATATTGGTTTGGGTTGTGATTGTGCTGTCGCACATAATCTAAGAAAAATCTATTCTGATTCTTTAGCATATCCATTTGATTGGATAAAATGTGATAAAATTAATATGTTATGTGATACACTTGATAATAAATTTTCAAATTTTTTTGATGATTTTATTGATGATTTTATTGAATTAAAACAAAGTGATAATTTTATGAATTTTGATGAAAATATTGATGAAAATATTGACGAAAATATTCACAAAAAAATAATATCAAATATAAAAATAAAACTAAAAAATGGCATAATATTACCTCATGAAGCAATATTTGATAAATTTGATTTTGAAAAATATAAAGAGAAATATACAAGAAGAATTGAAAGATTTTATAATGTATGTATCGATAAAAAAATTAAAAAGATATTTATTCGTGCAGATAATAAAAAAATAACTGAAGAAGATAAAACAAAATTAAGAATATCACTTGATAATTATGGTTGTGTTAATTATGATATTCAATTTATAAATTATTCTGATTATCCTATTATAGGAGAATTTAATTGGAAACGTGAATATATTGATTGGAAAAATATAATATATTGATTTGACATAATATAAATAAAAATATCTAAATCTAAAAATATAATTTATTATTTATTATTTGATCATTTTTTCATAATAATCTGATCAAAATAATCTTTATTTTTATCCGACCATTTTTTATTTTCTGATGTGTAATCATACCAATCATCTAAATAAGATGCAAAAGAATAATTTATTTTAATTTTACGAATATTCTTATAATTTTCATCAGATTCAACAAATGGTGTATCTGCTTTATATACAACAAAATATTTTCCTTCTTCATAATAATGGGTATATAGATCATATATAGGAATATAAATAGTAGTTGATGTAAATCCTCCATCATGAACAAAATCATCAATAGAATGATATCGAGTTATTTCAAAAGCATATGCATCAACAATATTACTAAATGCATTCATAATACGAGTAAAAATAGAAGACATTATAATTATAATATGAATATTATTCTGATATATATATATTAAAATAATAGAAAATCAATTTTTTTATATTTCTATTTTTGTAACATTATCACTAAATTTATCGACATAATTTATAACAAAAAATTTTTTTTCTAAATTAGTATTTATTATACAATCTATCTGTTCATCGGATATTCCATATTCTAATATATTTTTATTATCATTATTTTTAACTAGATCTAAAAATCTATAATATAATACTTTTTTATTAACATTATTTATTTTCTTTTGATAATATACAATATCATCTATTATTTTAAAGTTATCTTCAAGTGATTTATTTTTTTGATACATATCATCTAAAATATATTTTATAAATTTTTTAAATTGTAATTCTGTTATAATATTATCTTTATAATTTGTCAACATTATATAAAATGGTTTAGCAACATCTGAATCAAATGATATCATATGTTTTATTTTATGTTTATATAAATAATCTTTTAATATTAATGTAAATAATTCATCAATACCATATTTTATATCTTTATTATTATTATTATTATTATTATCACTAATATTTAATTTAGTATTAAAAATTTTATAATAATCACATTCTTTATCATTCATATTTAAAATACAATAAAAAAAATCATCTAAAATTTTTATTGGAAATTTAATATTTGTTATGATA